CTTCTTGGCAGCAGGGATAGCAATGGGGCCAATCAGGCCATTTCGGCCTTGGTAGGCTTCCGCAAACGCATCCGCCACATCAATTACGCTGTCGTAGAACGTGTTTAACGCCATGTGCTTAGAGTAGCTGCGGGTGTTCAAATGCACTGAATGGGCCACGTTACGGCCCAAAAACAGTATGCCCATCAGTTGCGCGGCGGTCATTGCATGGCTCCTTCAACGTCCATCTGCTGCTCTGGCATATCCGGCATTTGACCGCCTTGCGATTCCATTGCCGCAGCAACCACACCCATAGCAATGTCTTGAATCTGCTGCTCAGTCATACCGGCCTGCACCGCACTGATGCGCTTGGTTTCAGCATCGTATGCCTTGACCTCGGCCTCAAATTCTTTGACCTTCAGCGTCTGCGCTTCCATCGACTGCTGGACGTTTTGCAGCATTTCTTGCATCTGCTGCATTTCCTGCCCCATAGCCTGCATCTGCATATTGGCGGCTTGCAGGGCTGGGTCGTTGTCATCACCCATGAGTTTGGGGTCAATGGTCTTAGCCAGACGTTTAGCCAACTCATCAGCACCAGGCCAGTCCATGTTCTTGACAAACAGGTCACCAGCCACTGCCCACAATTGCGGGTTGCCTTGCAGCAGGTTTGACATTTCCTCCCGAGTCTCTACCCGCTTGGTGCTGTAGCTTGGGCCGGTAGTCACTACTACGTCGTATTTTCCGACGCTAGGATTGTAAATCTTTTCGATCTCAACACCTTGTTGGTCAACGATCTTTTTGACCGGCTCTGGCTGTGACGGGTCGATCTTCGCCATGTCGGTAACGCCATCCTCGCCAATAATCCGAGCCACCCGCTGGGTGTCGTAGATTTTGGGGATCATGTCCACCAGTTGGCGGGTTACATAGCGAATGGCCCGAGCCAAGTTGTCAACGTAGTGGTAAGTGCCAACATCACCTTCGCGCTGCCGGGCAAGAATGGCTTTTCCGCTGCGCTCGTTGCCAGCCATGCCCAAACTAGCGTTGTATTGCCCGGTCGCCGCTTTGATGTCCTCAGAAGCGCCAGATTTGGCTTGTAAAAGGCCACTAGACGCCATTGGTGGCTGCGCACGCTGGGGTAGTGGCAGAGTCGCACCAGCGCCGTCTGTAACGTCTGGATTGACCTCCAGATACGGCCAGTTGGTGGTGTTGGCAGTCTTCCACTGCAACTCATACCCTTCAAACTGCCCACCGTAGCCAATGAACGGTGCTTTGGGTGCCAAGGCCAGCATCTCGGCTTCTTGGCTCACCCAATAGTTGTACATCCGCTGTGCGTCCTTGGCATTACGCACCAGACCAGAGACATAAATCTGCCCGTCAACCTCAAACTCATTGCCCACCACGCGCACGATGGGAATGTACTTACCAGCCCAATCGCGCTTTTCCAGCACTTCGTAACCGTTGGTTTTGACCCAGCAAACCTTCTGCCGCTGCACAACCCGGTTCTTTAGCGGTTTGCCGTAGAGTGCCTTTAGTTGCTTGTCATCAGGCGTGTTGTTGAACGCCGTGATGTTGTTGGGGTACAGGTTCAGTGTCTCAGGCTTGTACTCCACGTAGAAATACTCAGCAATCCGCACTGTCTCGTCCCGCAGCCATTGCGTCAGGTCTTGGTCGCCAATGCCAAGGGACTGCAAGCTGCTAATCGGCGCGGCGTCCGGGTACAGGCGCTCGTACTCGTCCTTGGGTACGTCCTCCGTGACAAAGCACCACCGCGCATCCGCACCGCATGGGTCTTGGATAGCAGGATCCATGAACACCGAAAACGAATTCCTAACCCGGCCAATCTTCAGGTCTTGGTCAAAGCTGTTCTCGTCGCAGTATTCAGTCAGTACGCGAATGTAGCCTTCACCGTAAGTAACCTGGTTCTCGCAGGCCGTGTCGTAGGCCGTGTCGGCGTCACTGATGTATTCAATGTGCCGCACGATGCCGTTAAAAATTTCCGCCATCTCCGTATTGCCAATCTCGTCGGCAGGGATAACCTTGCCGCTTGGACGGTTATGGCGCTGGTCGTTGGTAACTTGCCGAACGTGCTGCGGCAGCTTGTTAATGGTCAGGCAGGGACGGGCGTTGATCGTCTGCCCCTGGACAGCCCCGCGAGTCGCCAGTACGTCAGCAGGCCACTGCCACTGATTGTCCGGGCTACCCGCCATGAACCGCAAGTCATCCAGTTCGTTGCTGCGCGAGTCGCTGTAGGCATCCACCGCCATAGTAAGGCGTGAGCGCATCGTCGCCAACATATCGCGCTGGTCGTCCTGCTCGCCCGGCCCCCCGCCAACATTGGCAACTTGACCGACCTTGTTGATGCCCGTGTAGTCAGCCATTATTTTTTGCCTTTTGGTGCCGCACGCTTGACAGCATATGCAATCGCAACTGCCTGCTTCACCGGCTTACCGGCGGCAACTTCGGCCTTGACGTTTTTGCGGAAGGCTTCAAGTGTTTTTGACTTAACTAGAGGCATTGTAGACCTTTAGGCGATTTGAATGACGGTAAGAATTACAGCAGGCGCTGCCGGATGTATAGGCGCGACTGTTGAGGCTGGGTATGTAATTACGGACGAGGTTCCATCCTTGGTTGTCCAACAAAACTGTATGTAATCATTTGCCGCCAAAGAATACACAAAATTAACGCACAAAATAAGGTGGCCGTTAATTGCACCGTGTTTTGCTGGCGTGCCATTTACACTGGCAGAATTTGCAATATCTGTACCATTTTTACGCACCCACAGCGTAAAGTCATCTACCTGTGCGCTTGACCCTGCAACTTGAATGCTGATGGTAATGTTATAGACGCCCGTGGTGCTAATGACAACTCTAGAAGTTGGACTACCAAGAGACACACCGTTAGACTCGTCAGTGGTGTTTAAGTCTAGTACCGCAACTGTGTCAGCGGCAGCAGTTTGTGGGCCGTCAATGTACGAAAAAGCGCCGTAGTCTGCTTGCAAAGCGACGCCGGAAATGGCTGAATACGGTATGGTTGGCGAAGCAGTAATTGGCGTTGTTGAACCGTTGCCGTATAGATAGCCAGTCAGACCAGCGGTTCTTACCGCCGTCAGAGTGCTGCCGTCTAGGTCTTGATCACGGTACGCAACGCCAATCGGCTTTGTATCGCCCATGTTATTTCTTCTTAGCCGTTTTGGCAGAGTCTTTGAAGTCCTTGGCAGTAGGCGCTGCCTTGCTGCCAACCTTGTTCATCTTCTCACCGCTACCGGCTTTGATACGGGCTTGTTTGGCGTGAATTGCAGCATAGAGGCCGGGTTTGGTAGATTTCATATCAGCACTTCCATCGTTTAAGAGCAGCCTTGGCGCGTTCGCCATCTTTGGCATTAGCCGCTACCGCACCCATCCGGGCACAAAATGAATCCTTGCGGCCCTGGTCTGCCTTGGTCTTGGGGCTAGGCGCAGGAGCCTTCAAGTTAGAGCCAGTAGCAGCATTGTACTTTTCCCGGCCCTTGGCAGTCAGACCCGCACCCTTGCTGACCGGCAACTTTTCGCCCCGCCCGACTGATAGAGATACATTCTTTTTCATGAACCCATCCATCCAGTTGATACCGCCGAATAGTCAGAGTACCTGCGAGGGGTCGCCTCACGATACTCCCGATGCGCCACAGGGAAAGCAAACGTCACACAGATAGCATCCGCAGCATCTGGACTGGCTAAACCCCGTGCTTTCATCTCTTTCTTGCTTTCCAAGAAGATCGTACCCCGTGAATCAGGCTTCATCAAGGGCGAAATCAGGTCTGTCTTCAAAAACCTATCGTGCGGAATACTAGCAGATTTCAACCACGCTTTCATATCCCCCCACATCTGCGCCCTCATATTTCCATACATTATCGGGTTTTTTGACTTGTTTCCAAAGTTCACCCCCTTGATCTTGTACCGCTGCTCCTTCAGCCTATCCACAATCCCCGCCCCCAACCCACCCTCATCAATCACCACCAGCGCAGGCTTGTACTCCTCAATTGCCTCAATGATATGCCCCACCACCGTCATGGTGTCATCCCCCCGATACTTCTTGATCGCCACAATATCCCGCCCCTGTCTGACCGCAATCACAGTCGCATCTGCCCCAAACCGCGCCGGATCAACGCCAATAATGATAGGGGCCGTCCCATCTTTGTACTTAGGCCGCTTCATCGCCTCGTCCACGATGTCCGACGGTATAAACTGGTCATCTCCCGCCCGTGGGAACTCACCATACACCTCAACGTGCGCCTGGGCGCTGTCCGGCCCGTACTCCGCAATGATCCTCTCATAAACCGCCTTGTCCGTCCCTTCCACCGTCCGCGCATCCACCACCTTAGTCGCCCAAAAGTCCCTTTTTGAGTGAAAAGTCTCGTAAAAGTACCCCGTGTTGCGCCGTGGGTTAGAAAACGCCAGCCAGAAACGATTCGGCGTGTTTTCCGTGAAGAATCCACCAGTAACCGACCAAATCGAGTCATCAATACCACTCGCCTCGTCAAAAATCACCAGCACACCGTCAAAATTATGCACACCAGCATAAGCATCCGGGTTTTCAGCACTCCAAAGCCGACCTTCTACCGCCCAATATCGTGTACCCTTCTTCAAATCCTGCTCCACCAGGTCAGTCAACCATTTAGCAGGTGCCACTTTTGTCGCACTCACCTCAAACCAGTGCGAATTTAACCCCATAGCCAGCCACTTGGTTATCTCTGCCCAGGTAATACTGCGTAACTGGTTCTCGCTATTCGCCGAAATAATGGTTGTCGAGCCAATACGAGTTGACACCATCCATATAGTCAGCCATGACACTAATGCCGACTTACCAATACCACGCCCAGAAGATATTGCCTCTTGCAATACCTTGTACATTATCTCCTCGGTAGATTTATTATCTCCAGCAATCTTATTCGCAGCAATATGCACCGCAATATCATTTAATACCTCACGCTGCCATTTACGTGGGCCAGAGAAATGCTCCAGTGGAGTACCCTTAACTCCCCAAGGAAATAGGTATTTAACAAAAGCCAGGGGATTATCTTTTAATGCAGGACTCCAAAGTACCGCCATTAACTCTTGTTCATCTTCTGGTTTATATATTGTGGTTTGCATTATGGTTTCTTTTTCTTTGGATTTGCTTTAGCATCTCTTGTGGCTAAATCTAACAATATTTGATATTCAGTAGCCAGTGTTGGGTTTAAATGCGCCGGTGCGTTGTAATCATCATATTCATATAATGGATTTTGATGAGCAGCTGCACCCATCGCCCACGCCGGTAATTCATCTATTGATGAACGGTAATCCTTATTTTCTTTTACCCATGCTGGATTTAATTTATCAGCTAATACACCTTGTGCATATCTTTCTCTATTAGTTTTAAATCCATCTGGATTAAAAATTAATTTTTTGTATGCATCTAAAAATTGTTGTTTAGCATTTTGATCTAATATTTCTTTTTGCGATCTTTGTTTTGACATTTCTCCTTGAGCTGCATGAGTTAATTCATGCGTCAAAGTTGGCACAGCGTTTGTTGGGTCGTAACCTTTGTTTAAATATTTGTTGCTTAAAGTAATAGCACCAGTTTCTGGAATATTTTTATTATTAAAACCTCCTGCTATTCCAAATTCAGCGTTTGTTCCAGCAGGCAAAGCCCCAAACGACACCGGCGGCATTGCACTGCGGCTTGTAAGGTAATTAGCCAACGCTGCGTACTCAGGCCGCTCAGACGCCAGTTGCATCAAATACTGCAATGGGTTGGGATGCTCCGCTAGGCTTCTTAGCACGTTGACATTTTTAGGCGCAAGATTGTTTGTAGCCATGATGGGTTCCTAGCAAGAGGGTGGTGGCATTATCGCAACAAAAAATTAAAAATTGTTCACGAGCCATCCGTAGCCACAGCCGCCCCAGCGCTCGGCCCATCCCCCCTACCCCTGGTCGTCCTGGTCATGCACATCATGCACAGGCGATGCACTGATGCGCGGTGTAACGTCCACAACGTCGACTAGGCGAGCTTGTGCAGCGGCAAGGGCACCTGATATCGAGATGCGTGTGTCGGTGACGCTCACATCTAGCCTGTCGCCATACTTATTAGGCGCGAGCTTTGACAGTACCCAGCGTCTCGCGTCGATCTGTAGCTGGCGCTGTCGCACCATACCTGGATCAGTTGCACCATTCTCGAGCACGGGTACAGGGGCATCCGCCAATGTGAGAATCTGATCGACCATAGCGTCTAGCAATGCCCCGCGCGCCTGTGCATAACGCTCCGCAAGCGCCGGCGAAGCATCGACAGCCCGTAAGAACGTCTGAGCCGTTAACCCCGCTTTAATGCAGCTTTGACGCATCGACAGCCCATCTGCCATGTACTCGGGAACCAGTTCAGCCAGTTCATCCCTGTTTTTCAACGCTGCCATTCAATTCTCCAATTTACTGACCACCCGGTCAGCAAGTGGTCATTTTAGGCATAAACAAGCGCAACATGTCATACACAAATACACACTTCCTTAGAAGTGTGTGTAAATTGTGTAAAACGACACGTTCAATGTCAATACCTTACACAATGCACAGTGCATACATTGTGCATGAAATGTAAGGGTAAACCCTAATGGTTATCCATACAGTACAACCTAGGGAAAGTACCTACAAGAAAGATGTTGCAGTGCTACAAAATCTGTTACACTGTAGCCATACCAACCAACTAGGACAACACCAAATGACTAACAAAGCAATCGCCCTAACCCTTGACAAAGCCGCTCGTCGTGTCGTGAGCAATGGCCTGAACCGTGAATGGGATCATCTGGCCAAGCTGATGTCAGACATCAGTGTAAAGATCACCAACGAGAAAAACCTAGACGAGCATGCAAGCTTGACAGCACGTTACACCAACTATCTCAACCAGCAGCTTAAAGTCGAGGAAGTACAGGCCATCTTAGATAACGTCTGATCACATCCTGTAGCCCATTCTGTGGGCTATGTGATGTCATCCGACATCGAACAATCAAACAACCTAGGATCAACCATGCAAGCTATCCAGACCAAAATTTTGCCATGTACCAGTACAAAGCCTACAAGGATCAAGGCGTGGGCGTGGTCAGGTGAATTGACAATGTCAATCCATAGCATCCCCAGTGCCTACACCGATGAAATGCACCGCTATTGCGCTGAACAATTACAAATTAAACTCTATTGGAATAACCCAAATTATGGTGTTTTGGAATCCGGCACTTTGCCCAATGGTGATTATTGCCACATTATGGTTAAAGCGTGATTGACTGTTAGCCCTATTGATTAGGGTTAACGGGCAATTATGCCTATCAACTATTGGAGTAATTATGGGGAACAAAATTTTGGGTTATATCGCATATGAGGGGCCATCACTTATCGATGGTAAACCTATCGTAGTCATTATTAATCGAATTGACGTTAATTCCAAAAACGATAAGACTGGCGCGATTGTTCAATCTTTCATTATTCGGTCTGACATCGATCCATTTAAAGCGCTTCAAACTGGCGATGACAAATCAATATGCGGTAACTGTGAACACCGACCTATTAATGCGCGCGAGACGGGAAAACCACCATGCTATGTACAGGTGGCTAAGTCGGTGTTATCTGTTTATGGCGCATATCTTCGCGGACGCTATGTGAAAGCTGATCCGGCGACAATAGCGAAAGCGCTTGAGGGCAAAATTGTACGTATCGGTACTTATGGTGATGGTGCAGCCGCTCCCGTTCAAATGTGGAATCAGATAACACGTTATGCACTAGGTCGCAGGGGTTATACCCATCAATGGAATGAACCCGGGTTTGACGTTGACGCGTGGGCACCATTGGTTATGGCTAGTGCCGATACTATTGATCAGGCCGCGAAGGCTAACCTATTGGGCATGCGAGTGTTTCGCGTCTCGCAGGGCATTGACGTACAGCCCGGCGAAGCTGTTTGCCCTGCCAGTGCCGAAGCTGGTCGCAAGTCAACTTGCGCTAAATGTACATTGTGCAGTGGTACGTCAATCAAGGCGCGCGATATCGTCATTGCAGACCATGCTGTGGGCCATCAGCGTCGCACTATCGCGATAGCTACCGCGTAATTTATTGATCAAATAACCCTCTAGCCCTTACAGTGTAAGGGTTTATAGCTATCATTTTAGGAGTTACACCATGAAACTGTACCCATCTTATGAGGCCCTGCCAGCGAATCCCGTTTATCTGGGTTCAGACACCATGCCCGGCCTCATGTCAGAGTACATGGCCGATGTTATCGATAGTGAGTCATATGGCAAACCATTGGCCTACGTCATCGACGAAAACGGGTTTCGTTCCTTTTTCACATTGGGCAAATGATGCGCAAATTACTCATAACCCTAGTCCAAGGCCTTATCGGCGCTGCCGTATGGGGCTTACCCTTTATTTATTACTTTTGGAGCATGAAACCATGATTTACAAAAACTTTGAGATATTTACTCATGTCGATAAAAAAGATGTTTATTTTTGCGACCTGATGGCATGTAGTCGCATGCGACACTTTAAAAGCCTACATGCTGCCAAGTGCTTTATTACACGATACATGGTGCCAGCTTATGCTGCTGGCAGTTACAGAAAGGTTTAAGAAACCATGAAAAACACACAAATCAAAACCCTACGTGACGCCCTAAGAACGAAATTCGGGCCACGACGCTATCGCATAACTTGCAACGGCGAAGTCCATGTTTACGGACTCATGCCAAACTGTCAGACTGTCGGATGGTGGCTTATGGGGGATATCCTCGGCACCGAATTGCGGCTCGGATTACATGATGGGGTGGTGGCATGACCAACTGGCACGACTACGACGACGACAAAGATTACGACCGACTCATGGCAGACGATGGCCCGGACGACTCAGAGCCCGGTATCTGCCCTGCTTGTAATGGTTCAGGCGAAGGGATGCACGAAGGCACCACTTGCGGCACCTGTAAGGGAGAAGGGGAGATATGAGCAACCATACGCCGGGGCCGTGGGCTGTTCACCCTCAAGCATTGATGGCGGTGCATCAGCCTGATTTGGAGTGTTGGATACCGCAAAACAAAAAAGATGCTCAACTAATCGCAGCTGCGCCTGATCTGCTGGAGGCGCTGCAAAACCTGGAAAACGACGACGGTAGCATCCCGCATCATGCGTGGGCCATGGTGCAGACTGCCATCGCCAAAGCCACCGGGGGGGCCAAATGTTAGCCGCCGCCATAGTGGCGGGGCTCATGGCCCTGATTCTTAACCTGTAACCAAACAAGCCCCGTCACAGGGGCTTTTTTACGTCCTCAATCTGGCGCTTGGCATCCTCAAAGCCCCGCCCCACGATAACTTTGTGGCCGATACTCTCTAGGTACGCGATCCAATCCTTTTGTACTGGCGACACCACGCCGCCCGTCTCGCGTTTCATCTCCACCCACAATAGCCACTCAGGCACGAAAAGGTCAGGGATTCCCGCAACAGTACCGGAAGCCTTTAACGCAGCCCCTTGGCTGGCGCTTCTAAGTCCCCCATTCGGTATCGCAAAGACTCTCACGCCGGGATAGTTGCGACGAAACCAACTAACTAGGCGCACCTGTTCTAGGTGTTCTGATGGTGCGGTCAAAATGGCACCTCCCAGACCCACAATGAACATTCCCCAGGTTCTGATGCGAAAGCCTCAGGCGGGGCTTCGCCGAATTCAGCGCAAATCCCGTCCTTCGTGTACCAGTCACAGGTATGGCAGACCATTGGCGGCTCTGCCTTGATAGTGGCGCGATAGTGAATCACGCTGGGGGGTTCGGGGTGTCTCATAAAAATGTCCTCTTTAGTACGGTAAAAAACTTGCCTTCTTTTTTGAATTCTATGGTGGCCGGTGGCTTGCCTTCTGTCATCTGCTGGGCCATCTGATGCAGGTCAACGGCAGCATAATCCAGCGTCACGCCTGCCTTATGGGCAATGTCAGCCAGTAGGCGCCTGCTTTTTTCGCCGGCATAGCCCTCATGCGTCACTGCCAAGTATTCAATCACTGGCGGGTCACTTAGCCCCCCGTAGTACGTCACGCTCAACATCTCCCGGCCACTGGCGCGAGATATATGCTTTCGCCACGTCCAGGCGCTCACGTCCATATCGGTGCCTTCTACGCCCATTATGTCCAGATTGTGCAGTTTTAAGGCTGGCTTCACCGGCTCGGGGAATGCCTCACCGCAAGCTGGGCAGACCCTCACGCTCAAGGCGCATATCTCTTGGCAATGGTCACATACTTTCACCGGCGCTTCGCCCTGCTTGTCGCCCTTTTTTGGTGGCGCTCTCACGGCGGTGATGGGCCCATGTTGCTCGACCACGCCAGCAAAGTCTAGGACTAGGCAATCAGTTTTGCCGGGCGCGATCCGCAGGCCACGCCCGGCCATCTGAACGTACAGGCCGGGGCTCATAGTTGGGCGCAGCATAGCCACCAGATCGATCCCAGGCGCATCAAATCCCGTGGTGAGTACATTGGCATTAGTCAACGCCCGAATGCGCCCTGCTTTGAAGTCGGTCAGTATGCGGTCACGCTCGGCGCTTGGCGTTTCGCCGGTCACGCATTCGGTGGTGATGCCTTGGGCCTGTAGTGCGGTGGCAATATGCTGGGCATGGGCAACCCCGGCGCAGAACACCAGCCAAGACTTGCGCTCAAACCCCAAACGAACAATCTCAGCGGCCACCATGCGGTTCTTGTCGGTGGTGTCAACCGCAGCCTGCAACTCTGCTTCAATGTATTCGCCCCCACGCTTTTTCACCCCGTCAACTTCCAGTTTGGTGGCGGTCAATTTACTGCGTAGGGTTGACAGGTAGCCCTTGTGAATCAGTTCCTCGATGCTGACCGGCTCGATCAGGGCGTCGAATATGGCGGGATCGTCGGTGATGTAGCCGTGGCCCAGGCGGTAAGGCGAAGCGGTTAATCCTATCACCCTCACGTTCGGATTTGTCCGATAGATGTCTGATAGAAGTGTCCGATAGCCGCCCTCGTCTTTGTGGCTCACCAGATGAGCCTCATCGATGATTACAAGGTCAACATGGCCGATTTGCTTTGCCTTAGTGCGGACGGACTGGATCCCGGCAAAGGTTATCGGTTCGCCAAGTTCCTTTTGGCGCAGCCCGGCAGAGTAGATGCCAAGCGGTGCATTCGGCCAGTGCTGGCGCATCTTTTCGGCGTTCTGGGCGATCAGTTCCTTAACGTGCGTCAGCATTAAGATGCGGGTTTCCGGCCAGGATTGAAGCGCGTTCTTGCATAGCGCAGCAATGATGTGAGACTTGCCGGAGCCGGTGGGCAGCACTAGGCAAGGGTTGCCGGTGTTGCCTGCGCTGAACCATGCGTACAGTTGGTCAATGGTGCGGGTTTGGTATTCACGGAGCATTAAGCGCATCCTCCACCGTTAGCCTAAAAATTACTATGGCGCTTGGAAATGGTGCGCTATTTTTTGCGTCTCCAAATTTCAAACGGCCTTTAATAAACGTAATTTCGCCTTTTACACAATAGTCATGCCACCATTTTGTGTCGGTTCTTGCTGGAAGCAAGCAAACAATAGTTGAGCCATGCAAACGACTTTGTTTATATGCTTTTGCTACCCATTTCCCAATGTCTCGACCATACGGCGGATTCATCCATACTGTTCCTATCCAATCTTGAGCTAATCCATCATAATTTTCTGTAAAATAGTTTGGGCATTTGGCATTTTCTTGCGTAGCGCAAACGTCTAATTCAAACCTAAACAAAGCATGAAGTTTGTCAAAAAACTTTTGTGGTGTAGCCCACATATCAGTTTTACTTGAAAACATTAATTCGTTGTTCATCCCACTACCCTCCCATCCCATTCTTTCCGCAGCGCCATGACCTGCGGGTCGGCGTCAACGCAGGCGGCGGTGTTAGCTAACAGTTCCTTGCTGGCGTAAACGCCCTCGTCTGGTTCACCATTGGCAATGCTTTGTCCATTGATCTCATAGACTGCAACCCAGTCGCTTGGCCCCTCTAGGCGTTTCCAAGGCACAAGGTCAGGGTGGATAACGTGGCTCTCGCAGCCTGTAAGTTGGGCATCCAGCGGCACAATGGCGTCCCACTTAGCGCAGTGCCAAGTCGAATCTGACAACGGCGTGATGTGGGCGCACGTTCGGCAGTTGACCTGCTTAGTGGTTTTGCTTCCGTGGCAGAAGTCATGGCCTGCACACATCTTGCACTCAAACCATGTCGGGTCGGTGCTTATCGGCGGTGGCAGGCGGTCAGTCAGCGCCAGCCGTTGGCCCTTGTCGATGGCCTTGATGGCATGGTCGCGGTCATACTCCAGCCGCTCTGTATAGATGCGGTCGTCATCCTTGCAGACGGCAACGTACAAGGCACGTTTCAGGTCGGTGCCGTGCATGTACACTTGGCATTGGGTGTAATGCTGGGGCTTGGACTTTTGCACTCCATTCTTCTCAAGGTCGTTGAAGCTCTTGAGCGAATGGGTCTTGAACTCCAGCACGTGTTCAGTCTTTGGCGCACCAGGCACACCCTTGCCGATACCGTCCAGGCTGCCCGATACATGACTGCCAAAGTTCACCCGGCGTTGGGTTCCTGACACGCTCATGCCAATGGCGCGTAGGTCACTGATGATGGTGGCCTCCTCATTGAATCCACGCCTAAACAGTCTCAGGATCCTGCCTTGGAACTTCTCAACCACCGCCCAGCGAAACGATAGCCAAAGCCAGCGTTCACAATGATGGCCTAACGTAGAGCAACCCATATGAGCGCGGGGCTTCTCAGTCCGGGCTTCATGGGCTTGATCGATCAGGCTGGTGATGGTAATATCCGATTCAGGGATTCTCATGGTTAGTGTTCCTGTTGGTTGTTGTTGCTCATATTGACCCCGCCGTCACAAGCGGGGTCTTTTTTTGGGTGGGGGTACTCGCTGCATGGGACTGGACTTGCACCTGTGACCTGCTTACTGACTAAGCTCTCCCAGCAACTTTCCCCCCAAAACTTACTTCTTAGCCCAAGGTGGCGCAGACTTAGCAGCAGGCATACCAGCAGCAGCCGATGGCCCAACAGGCTTGAACGGCGCAACCGCAGCCGGTGTCACGCCACCCAAAGCGCGGTAGCCCTTGATCTCGTTGCCTGCGTACTCACCAGTCTTGACGACCAACTTGATGCCCAGGTTGCCGCCGATCAGTTGGTCGGTGTCCTGCACCTTTGCCAAGCCAATGGCTCGCATGATCTCGCCAAGCTGCTGGCGTCCAATCTCCTCGGCCTTAGTTGAAGCATTTTTTATGTTCAAGTTGCCAAAGATCACCCGGCCTTGATGGCTGGGCCCAGTGATGGTGTACTTGACAGCAATGTACTTGCCGTCACCAGCCTTGGTGGCCTTGATCTCAGCGCCGGTAATGGTGGAGTTGTACCAGCCCTCGGGCAGAGGTTCAAAGTTGCCGGTGTTGCCAACGGGGAGAGTGTCGAGGGTAAATTCTTCGTCGAGGAAAGCCATGATTATTCCTTAGTTATTGAAAAAGTGGGGCGTCCAGGGGTGGACGTGATAGCACCAAGCAGAGGTTGGGTCACGGCTTCAGCAGCCGCATTCCAAACCTTTACATTGATTTCTGGTTTCCACCTAAAAAGGTTGGAAAGATGTTCGGACAGACCGGCCTCGGCGGCCAACATCTGGAGTTTGTCGGCGTCAATCTTCTTGTTGATTCGGCCTTCCATTTTGATCTTGTAGCCGTCAACCTGATGGTTGACCGTGCCGTCAAGGTCTTTGGGGAGGCCAAATTCCTCGGCCATTTGGTCTTCCAATTGGCGACGCTCGGCCACCGCAGCGGTCTCCAATTTCTTGGCGTCAAGCCAGCGTTGGTAAAGTGTGTTCATGATTGTTCCTGACATTCTTTGACATATTTAGAAAGGGAAGAAATGGAATAACCAACTTCTTTGACGTATTTGGCAAACTGGTCAAGTTCAGCATCGTCCATTTGGTGAATCGCCATGCTTTTCATGTGTTCCACATTGGCTGTCAATTCACCAGTCCAAAGGGCAATGAGTCCGACTGATGGGGCGCTCATGCTGCACCGCCAATCTTGTTGATGATCTCGCCAAGGTCAGGCGCTTCCCAAGTTCCCAGCTTGCCTGACCGATCCTTTGCCAGCCACAGGCCGTCGCTATCGCACATCAAGGCGCGTTGAGTACCACCCTCGGCATCCTTCTCGACACGCAGCGCCAGCACTTCATCAAAGAAGTAAGGCAGCGCCTGCCCGGTCTTGTTGCCCGGCATAGAAGGCGAATACAGCACCCGGCCCATTTCGTCTTGGGTCTTCTCCAGTTTGGCGGTCATCAGGACATGGCGTTTGGGAATGTCACGGAAGGCACGGATAATGTCGGCCATCTGTTCCTGCATGGCACCGTAGGCTTGGCGTGGGTCAACCAATTTCCCACTGACTTTTACTTTCTTTTCTGCATTCAAACAGACTTCAGCAATCTCGCTAATTGAATCCAGCGCCACTGACTTGTAGTCAGATTCCAGCACCCAAGAATAGGCTTCATGTAAGTCGTCCATTGAGGCGATCTCAATGAATGGCAAGTCAGCGTCTTGGATGGACAATAATCCACCCTCGGCTGACAGCACTACCGGGTTTGGCAGAGTCTTGATCAAGCTGGTCTTGCCAGCTCCAGCTTGCCCGTAGACAAGCAACTTAACACCGTTGGCCGACAGGCCGCCAGTGCGTTTCAACGATATAGCCATGTTGGCTCTCCTTCAGTTTGCGTTCCCGTCTGGACTCAGTTCGGAACGTGGTTGCAGTGTATCACAAGTTCATGGTACAGTGTCAACAACTTTATTACGAAAGATGTGAAATAAATGGCAGACCTCTCAAATATTCTCGGTGGCCCTTGGTCGCCGCCCTCTCAAAAGCAGGTAGATGCACCTGACATACAACTCAAAGACGCCATGCTTGGCGCAGGGTTGAAGCCACCAGATGTGATCTATCTGGACGGCAAATTGCACCGCTTCAACAGTGGCACCAAGGGCGAAAAAGGCCACGACAAGCCTGGTTGGTATGTGGTTTTCAGTGATGGCGTACCAGCAGGGCGCTTTGGCTGCTGGCGCTCTGGCTTTGAATCCAGTTGGAAAGCAGACATTGGCCGCAGTCTGACGCCAGTGGAGGAAATGGCGCAGTCTAGGCGCTTGGCAGAGGCCAAGACCCAGCGGGATGCAGAGGTGAAAAAGGCGCGTGAGGTGGCTGCCAACACCGTCGATCTCATTTGGTCGCAGGCAGGGGCAGCAAGCGCAGAGCATCCCTATCTACAGCGCAAAGGCATCAAGACGCATGGCGCAAGGATTACGGGTGACGGCAGGCTGATGGTGCCGCTGTACAACTCAGACGGCGAACTCTCCAGCATTCAGTACATTGACCATCAAGGCGGCAAGCTGTATCACCCTGGTGGACAGACCGGCTCGATGTATTGGCTGGTCGGCAGCATGGATGACGCCACCACACTCTACATTGCCGAGGGATTTGCAACCGCCGCCACTATAGCGGAGGTGACAGGCCAGCCCTGCGCGGTGGCGTACAGCGCCAGCAACCTAGTGCCGGTCACGGGCATCCTGAAGGAAGGCCACCCGACGCTGGACATTTGCATCGTGGCTGACCATGACGCTAGTGGTGTGGGGCAACGCTACGCCGAACAAGCCAGTGCAAAGTTTGGGGTACGCATGACAACACCGCCAGTGCCGGGGGATGCTAATGATTATGTCCAAGCGGGGCATGACTTGGCTCTGTTGCTCAAGCCGTCAACTTCTGAATACAAACTCAACAAATTTATCATTACAGCTTCGCAGCCTGCACCGATCTCATGGCTTGTAAAGCACTGGATACAAGACAAGGCACTGGTAATGATTCACGGCCCTAGTGGCGGCGGCAAGACGTTTGTGGTGCTGGATTGGATGTTGCACATTGCCAGTGGAAAAGCCACTTGGTTTGGTCACAAGGTCAGACCCGGCAAAATTGTTTATTTGGCAGGCGAAGGGCATCACGGTTTAAAAAGCAGGCTTGCAGCTTGGGGTCATCAAAACAATATTTCTGATCCAAGTTTTTGGTCATCTGAGGCTGGATGTGACCTCAACACTGCCGAGGGCTACCTAAAGGTGGTGGAAGCCATACGGGCGCTCAAGATCAAGCCTGATGTGATTACGGTGGACACCTTGCACCGCTTCATGGCCGGTGATGAAAACTCAGCCCAAGACGCTAAGACCATGCTGGACGCCTGCGCGGCCCTCATGCAAGAGTTTGGCTGCACTGTCATTCTGGTTCACCACACAGGCGTCAGCGAGGAAGCCCAGCACCGGGCGCGAGGCTCATCCGCATGGCGTGGCGCATTGGACATAGAGATCAGCGTCATTCCCGCCAAGGGCGACAAGTCCATTGAGATTGTGCAGCGCAAAAGCAAAGACGCCGAGATGGCAATGCCCGTCTATGTTGACCTGGAGTCGGTGGCAATACCCGGCTGGTTTGATGAAGATGGCGAGGCGGTCACTAGTGCAGTGGTAGTGAAGGGTGAAGTGCCTGAGTCCAAGCAAAAGGATAAGTCGCTGGGGTTTGCCGACTTTGAGAAAGCCTGGTGGTCATCAGGTGCTGAAGATCGAGGTGGCGCACCTTATCTCACCAAGTCAGTGATGCGCGAGTACGCGGTTGCCAATGGCATTTCAACCTTTGCCGGGGCGATGGCAGCCGGTTCCCGCCGAAACCTGATCGATGGCAAGAACGCCAGATACATCATCAATCTGTTGGACGCCAAGTTGATTGAAGTCCATGAGAACGGTTGGATTGTGATCGATCCCGGTACAGCATCAGGAATGATGTTGAAGAAAGATTCAACATAACAATTAACTGTGCTAAACTTCTTGACATGAACAGACTAACCCAACTCAAAGCTAAGTTGAGGGCCGCACAGGCTGAACTTGCAATCCGCACCCGGACGCACAACAGTGCGTCACGGGCTTACAACAAAGTTACGGCACACATTGCCGAATTGGAGAAACGCATTGCTGACCTGGAGAAAATTTCAAAGTGAACTGCCCAACTACAGCGAGGCTGACTTGTTGGCTTTGCTGGATGAAGAACGATTGAAGCACCGCAGAGTGTCCATGCTGGAGCGCATTCACCAGCGCTACTGCACCATGAGAGCCAATCGGGAACGGTTGGAGATTTTGAAAGAAGGAAAAAAACCATGACTATCACGCAACAACTTAAACGGATTATCAGACGCCTTACCCCCGTGGAGATGGCAGCCACAGAGTTGGCAGAAGCCGAACTGCACCGCCTGGAAGCTCACAGTGCGGTGGAGTACGCCACCAGTGTGGTCAGCTATGAGGACGCCAGGATAAAACGCCTGCGTAAGTTCTTAACCGATGCGGAGAAGGCAGTATGAGCATCTGGCCCTTCCCAACTGAACTACCGCCTAATAGGCCTGTACCGCCAATGCCTTTCAACCCTGCAAACCATGAAGAGAGTCCGCTATGAGTATCTTGGAAGAGATCAAAGTCAACCGCACACCGACGCATATGGTGCGTACCCCGAGCCTCACCTTGAGCCGGGAAGCTCGGCAAAGCATGGGCAAGTACGTCGAGCGCGAGAAGCTGCCCGGTGAAGTGAAGGCAGCAGAGAACAACTTGTGGCAGCGCGGCCACTACAAAACGGGTGACGGTGACTACACCGCACAGGTTCCGAGAGAAGGTAGCCTGCGAGCATTCAGCTTGCCGAGCCGGGGGAATCGGACATGACACAACCAGAAGCCTTGCGGCTGGCTGATTATTTGACAGACCGCAATCGACTTGACCTGACTTGCGACGAAGCCGCCGCCGAACTGCGCCGGTTGCATGAGGTGAATCAGGAACTGCTGGCGGCGTTGAATAGCACGATATCTGCTTGTAACTTTGTTGAGTACGGGTTGGCGTTAATGAACGCCCGTGCCGCTATAGCTAAAGCAGAAGGAGTAAAGAAATGACTGACCACAACCAAGACGATGAAGTAGAAGACCTCTACAAACCCGACTGGATTGCACTGTCCATTGCAGTAGCGATCACCGCGATCTCTTTGGCTGCATTTGCTTTCCTTGTGGGGTACTTGACATGACCAAAGACGACATCATCAAGCTGGCGCGGGAGGCTGGGTTTGAAAGGGTGGTTGCTATCCACCCAGACGGCTCTAAGACCGTAACTGTTGCGCCAGTCCCAGAGCTTGAAGCCTTTGCCAAACTTGTAGCCGCTGCCGAGCGTGAGCAATGCGCGAAGGTGTGTGAGGAGCACCAGTTCTCTTCAATAGGTCTTGCCGCCGCCATCAGAACGAGGGGAAACACATGACTGACCTAAGACAAGCCGCGCAAACGGTACTCGACCTCGTTACCGACCATGGCGTGCAGGGGATGGACCGCGCCCTTACAGCCCTCCGCACCGCACTGGAGCAGCCAGAGCAGGAGCCGCTGACGGGTGGGGAGATTTACACAGCGTACATCACCGCTGCAAACCAAACACTACGCCCACAAGACGAACGGATTGCGTTTGCTTTTGCCAGAGCCATCGAAGCCGCCCACGGCATTAAGGAGGGGACATGACTGACAGAGAAGTAATGCAGCAGGCGCTGGAGGCGTTGGAGGGTGTGTATTTGTCACTCCAGTTGCCAGATTTATTGAAGGTAGTCGGGCCAATCACCGCCCTGAAAGCCGCGCTGGAGCAGCCAGAGCAGGAGCCGAGTCAGTGGCGCGACATGGTAGTAGTCAACCTAGTCCGAGAGGGTATCAACAAGCACAAGGCGCGGGAGTTAGCTGATCACTTTGCCACCCCACCCGCAGCACAGACAGAGCAGGTTGACTGCCCCCGCTGCGGTCACGTTTGCTCACAGCGCCCGTGGGTAGGGCTGACGGAGGAAGAGATACTTGATTTGTTTGACAGGAACAATGTTTACGGCAGCAAGTGGATTGAGTTTGCCCGTACTGTGGAAGCCAAACTGAAAGCTAAAAATGATCACTGAAGACGACGAGTTTGAACGGATTGAGATGGAACAGAAGTTCCGGCTGGACAGCACAAAGGCCGCAGTTGTGTCGAACGATTATTACTGGATACCCATCGATGCCAGCACGCCAACTAGTGTGAAAATCCTGCTGCTTGGGCGCGGTGGCGTGGCTTCGCTAGGTCAGTATTTCCACCGGCCCAATGAGACACAGTTCTGGGATTTTTGGGCTCCACTGCCGAGGAAACGCCCTTGAAATACGAGGCTGAAATTCAAGATTCTTTAATCACAATTGGCCCCATGACAGTTCACGAACTTAGTTTGCAATTACGACTGCCGAGCCAAGATGTGCATAAAGCCATTGTTTCACTCAAAAGTCTGAAACAGATTTATGTTTGCGCTTGGGAGGATGGAACACAGGTCTATGCTGCCGGGTACGCTAGGGACGCCAAAAAGCCACCGCCAAAACCTGCAATCAATCAGACTTTCAGCGCCTACCTGACAGCAAAAACCCACCGTAAAATGGGTGTGTGGGCGGGGTTGATGTAATGAGTGCTAAACGACCCGGCGAACCCATGAACGTGTTTTACAGTATCAAACTCACTCAAACTCAGCGCATCCAGTTGATTAAACTCGGTGGCCCCGAATGGATAAGGAACCAAATTGAACGATCTACCGAACTTCCCGGCTTGGGAGAGAACGACGCTGGACAGGTTTGCCCTGGACGCCTATCTACGGCTACAGGCCCAGCAAGAGGCGCTTGAACAACTCAGGGGTGACCTGCGGGATGCCATGAACCTACTCAGGATAAAAACAGTGAGCGTTCGTCCTGTCGACGTTTAACTAATCCTGGGAGAATTTTGCCACCGCCCCTGGTGAACTTTAGGAACTCATCTGCCGCCGCTTCAATCTCACCCCGAAGAACCTTCTGACGGAGGGTGCTACGCTGTACGCCTCCCAGACCAAGATTAAAAGCAAAGCTGACAAGAGCGTCATTCTGACCTTGGGTAAGTACCATAGGAAAAAGTTTGGCAATCCCAGCTTCAAATCGCTGGAGATCAGCACTAAGGATTCCATCTACTTCATCCTTGGAAAACGTCCGGTTATGTTCTGGATGCAATGAGTAAGAGTCTCTTTGATCCAAAGGTAAACGACCCTGAATGGGATAGAGAACATGGCCTACTCCTATGGTCCAGAGTCGAGCAGGGCAACGGTATGGCTTGTACCGGACACCTTCATGATGTTTTATCATGTCCTTACATTGCTGAGAGACTTTCAATCTTTACCGCCCTTGAATGCCCTGCCACCAAAGTGAAAGCTAATGATCGATGCAAAGATGATCTGCGTATCAGAATCCCAGAGTTTGGCAATCAGAACATCAAAAGCAATGCCGTGATTCCAAGCGTATATAAAACCACCAACTTCAACAAAAGCAAACAGTAGAAAGAATCCATAGGTCAACAACGGTCTTACACCGGCCCTCAGATTGATCATCCACTGTGATGCACCCTGACCTATGGCAATGTCGTGCGCGTAGATTGCAGAGCGTTCTGATGCCTCTGCCTCAATCATCTGGCCCTCTACCCGAATCTCCTCAACCCGCTGCTGCGCTTCAAACCCTGCTTTGCGGAGTTCCAACTCGCGCTCAATCTGGAGTTGAGCCATTGCCATCTCATGCTTCTTGTCAGCACGGTCCTGAAAGAAACCGAGTAGTTTTGGTAAACCACCAGCCAGGAAGCTGATCAGGGTAGAGAGTAGGGTCAGCATGATTAGCCTTTCAGATCAAAACTAAGATTGGCATGGCGGGGGTATTGAACAACACGTTCCCCTTCTGGGCATTTGTATTTGATGGTTGCCAACAGAGTTGCTGCCCCAGGGGCAATCTTCTCTTTCCTCACCATTGTCAACTGGTAGGTAAACGTATCAATTGTTGGCCCTGCTGGGCCGCTGAACTTGCTGGCCGTGGTGGTGGCTTCATGCACCATACCTGATGCGTCACGGACACTTGGGGTGAAACTTTCTACAGAGCAATCATCACGCTTTTTAACTCTAGCAACAGTGACGTTGATTGGCTTTCCTGCTTCAGCTAAGATTTTGAAATGCTCTGGATGCCATTCAAGAATGGTCCTGTCAAACCATCCAAACTTGTCAGCAAGGGTGTAGCCCCCACCAATTGCCGCAATGCTTGCTGCAACTGCTCCAATGGCCTTAGTTACGTCAATCATTTCTTCCAAAACTGGATGAGTGAATAGACGATGGCTGCTGCTGCCCAAACACCAATGCCGCGGTTAACCCACTGATCAATCTTACGGTCAACGCGCTGTAGGGACACATCGTGCATACCAAGTTTGATTTCCACACTGCCAATGCGTTCACCCTGGGTGGCTTGCCTTTCCTCAAACAAAATCAGCTTGCCCACGGCATCCGTCAGCTTGTCGACCTTGCTTTCAAGGCGTCTGAAATCATCGTCAGTCATCGGAATGTCCCGTTATTAATCGCGTCGAGCAAACGCTTGCCGTACTTCTCCACCGCCGCCTTAGTGATAACGTACTCGCCACCCTGCAAAGCACCGTACCCATCGTCTGGAGCAGTGGCTTTGCCTTTGAGGTGACGGGCATCTACCATGCCGCCGTGGGCGTAAGTCCCAGCAAACCCCATTGTGTCACTGCCGCCCGTGTCGTCGCCAAAGCCACCGTAGCTATTGTCAGCAACAGCTGATCCACTACTTACGGGCGAGCTAAAAGCTACGGGAGCCATGGGGGCTAACTCTTGGCTGGTAAATGATGACTGCGACACCGGCGAGGGCGCGTTAAACGACAACCTATCCATGCTGTCATCAGCATAAGCAGGCGCATTCATCTCTGATATTTCAGACGCCCTAAATTGATCTTGCGCCCGTTCTCTAGCGTCCCGGCTTGGCGCAAGCTGCGAATTTTGGTATGCCGATATACCTGCGTCAACTAACCTTCCAGCATTGAACGCTGGGCCAATGACAGGCATCATGCCCACAGCAAACCGCGACATGGGCGACATACTGTTGAGCGTATCCCGAAAAGCATTCCGATCTTGCGCCGGGCCTAGCCCAAGTGGGCCAGATGGTGCGGCAGGGGCGACGCCATACTCTTGCCCACCACCCATCATCTGGTTTTGCGATTGACGCTTACGCAGCATCTCGTTGAAAGCATTGAGGTAGTACATATCAGGTTCCTACTGCGTCATTGCGTTTTGGTTGGCTGGGGCAAGGGCATTTTTAGGTTGTTCTTGACGTGTGGCAATTCTCGCAGAAACTGCGCCAGCTTTTCCCCACGATGCTGGATCAGCCAATACTTTGAGTGCTTTACTTTTTTCAGCCGCTGGCAAAGTATCCAGCATTTCTAATGCGCTTTTGCCAGAAAGCATACCTTTTTGCAGTTCGGCAAAGATTTTTTTGTCCAGCCGTTTTTCCAAAATGTCTAGCGTAAGGTTAGCCGCTGTTGTTGCGCGATTCAAAAGGCTTGGAAACCTCAAGCGAAATGAATCTTGACCAATAATTTCTCCAAGTTTTTCCGTACCAGCAGTCGCTGCCTCTTTCATTTCGCCAGTGCGTTGGATATTGGACGCCACTTTCTCCAAAGAAGGCATCTTGCTGCCCATCTCTTTAAAAATATCGTAGCTGCCGGGGCCAAATATTGCTTCTACAGCATCAGGATTGTTGCCACGCACAAGCCGCACATATTCTTGCGGAGAGTTTTCAAACAACTTTGCCGCTTGTGATGCCATTGCTTTTTGGTCAATGGCTTGCATACCTTGAGAATACGTTTTAAGGTAATTGCGCCATCCAGTACCACCAGCTTTTTCAATGGCGTCATCAATCAAAGGGCGAACTTCCTCAAGCGTTTTGCGCGTTACTTTGGCGCTAATCTTTGGGTCAGTCTGTCCAAGAATCTGCATGATGCGCTCATTTATGCCTTCTTTGCGGAGGGTGTACAGATCGTGCGCGTCAATGACGCCGCCGCCTTTTTCTGTCAAATTGGCAATATCATCTTTGACGGCTTGCAACACTTTGGTCATGTTGGAACTAGCGCGGAGTCCAGGCGCAGCAAGTTTGGCGTCAATAGCCGCCGTAATGCCGCCAGCATCTAGTGGACGTAGCCCGTAGTCTTCAAGGCTGCCAATTTGACGCTCAATAAACCCAGCTTCTGCGCGGCGTTGATTGGCAATAGCGGCAAACGTATCTGATGTTTGTTTCCACTCTTGAGAACGATCACCAGCCGATAAAAACCCAGGCTTTCCTTTAGCTGCGGTTGCGGCTTGCTGCGCGGCTTCAGTTGCTGGCGAAATGGTTGCTTGGCCGGTGCGGGCTGGGCCTGTTACGGTGCCTTGAGTCAAACCTCCAGATAGAGGGGCTGAAACTGGCGCGGGGATACCGCCACGCAGCGCGTTTACCATGCTGGCTTCACGCTGTTGCAGTTTTGGAGCCAACTGGTTCACGGTCTGTGCCGCCTGATTAGCTGCCTGCAACTCTACATTCCGCATATCGGCGGTCAGTTGATTCAGCCTTTTAATTGACGCCTCATACGCCGCCCGTGCTTCTGTTTCATTGCCACCTTCAGCCATGCGTTGCAATTGCGCTAAATCATCTGCCGCTTGGCGCTTCAGCAAAGCAGATACTTGATCTGTTTTACTTGTCATAGCCCCAAGAGCCTGAAAAGCATTGTTTTGAATGCCTGATGCGGCCTGCGCTGCGGTAATGTCAGCCGGTGAAGCGGTAAGCGCAGCACGAATAGCCCCAATCCGATCACCCGCAACATCACGCGCAATCTTGCCTGCGCCAACTGCGGCCAATTGACCAGTGAAAGCATCCTTTAGAAACCCGGCACTTTTAGCCAACGCTTTGACTGCAGGAGGCGCAACTATGCCCAACCCCGCGCCAAGACCAGCGCCGGTTCCAATTTCATCCGGGTTAGTAAGCGCTGCAGTTGCGCCACCAGTTACACCGCCACCGACAACTCTTGCGCCAATATCCGCAGCGCGGGTAGCCAATGGAACGCCTTTAGCTACAGGAATGCCAGAACTGAAACCAGACGACCGCATGGCGTTGACAACGGGATTAATTAATCCGGGTGCATATGGAGCTACTGCCGCCAACGGACGCGCCAACAAACCGCCAAGAGGCAATGTTCCAGAAACTTCACCAATTAATTTGCCGCCTCCATAAGCATAAGACGCTGGTTCCGCGCCCATGCTTTGTAAGGCTTCATCCATTTTTAGGCGTCTAGCAGTATTTTCTTCTCCAGATTCAAAAGGACGAATCAAACTAGCGCCGATTGAGCCAGCTCCACGCAACGCACCGGCTGCGACATTGCCTAAAAATTGGCCCGTGTCTTGAGCAAATGATGTGCTTTTAGCGGGGGCTTCGGGCTGGGGCGCAACCGATTGGTTGCCCATAAGTTTGCTGACATCGTACCCATTGGCTTGTAGTTTGGCTGTCAAATCAGCCTTACTCATGCCATCGGGTACGCCTTTAATGACTGTGCCATCGGGTAAACGAACGTCCATTATCGTAGGCTCCCAAAGTCAATTACACCCCCTGCCGCAGCAGGCGCTGGCGACACGCCTTCCGCTTCCATTGCGGTAGATGCAAACTGGCCTTTGCGGTCTTTCATTAAACGCAACACAGTTTTGCCTGCCTTTTTTCTAATTTCTCTAGGCAATGTTGGGTCAGCTAATTGACCCGCCGCTTGCTTGTAGGACGTTGTATCAGCGTTAGATTGTGGGCCTTCAAATCTAGGCACCATTTTTAGAGCCATGTCCGCAATTGGCTGAAGTTCACCAATGGCAATTGCACCTGACGTAGCTTTACCACCAAAACCCGCAGCAAGGTCTATAAGTCGCCCCGCGCCACTGCCGGTTGATTTATCAATTAAACCGCCGTCTTTTGTTGCATCTGTAAGTTCAATAATGGCACGGTCAAGGTCTAAATTAAGCTGTTTGCGTTGTAGCGCTGCTTTTTCTGCGGTAGCAGACGGTCTGCCTTTAACAGGTGCGCCAGCTAAAGTTGAAGACGTTATTACCCCAGTATCCATGTTGACAATTCCAAGGCTACCATCAGAAAGTGTAATCTGTTGTGTTCGTGGCGCTGGTTCAGGCCGAGGCGCTGCTGGGGGACGAATAGCAGCAGCACGCTCCTGCAAAAATCTCATGAACTGTGGGTCTCTTTTTGCGCGTTCAAATTCAGCAATACTTGCTGGCGGTGTCGGTGCCGCAGGCGACAGCCGAGCAATCTCTTTATCTAGAATGTCAATATTGGCTTTAACGCGAGGGTCTTGATTGGCAATTAATGCCAATCGTTTACGTTGGTCTAACTTGTTTTGCAATTCGCCTGACACTGCCGGTGCAGCCATAGCGTTAACAGGCGCGGCTGGAGCAGCAGGCCCAACAGGAGCCATAGCGTTAGTAGGCGCTGCTTGAGGCATAGCCTGAGCGCCACCCATAGCAGTGGCAAACTCTCTAGAACCGGCTTGTTGCTTCAGGAACGCTTCCGCGCCCATAGCCTCTCGTTCTTTGTACTGCTGAAAAGCCGTTGGCTCGTCAGGAACTTCAGCCAAGTCTGCTTCTACGCTGCCAAACTGTTGACTAATCCGTCCAAGATACGGGTCGTTATGTCGCGCCCGGACAATTGCACGGGCCTCGTCTGGAGTACGAGCGCGGAGCAGCGCATCACGGGAAGCCAGTGTTCGTTGTGTGACCATCGCCGCATCAGCCGCGCGTTTTTTATCCGCCTGCCCAGCGGCAAACTCCTGCTGGCGCATACCAAACTCTTGCTGGGCCTGCGCTGCTTTTTGCTGGGCCATTGCATTGGCCTGCATTTTCTCTTGGCCTTGAGAGTAGCCCTCAAAGAAATTTGAAGGGCCACCTTGGTCAAGAACTCCAAAATTAAGTGCCATGATATGTCCTTAACCGTAAGTGTATGGGTCGTTAAAGTTAACGCCCATTCTTTGGTTGTACTGGCCGGGGCCATAGAAACCACTGACTAGGCTGTCAAACCCACCAGAACCAAGTGCTTTTCCAATGTTGCCGTAGGCCGACTGCCTAGCGCGTTCAGACGCTAACATGGCATTACCTTGAACATCGCCTTGGTTCATCATCAGATTTCCAGCATTGGTCGCGTAACTTTGACCGGCAGTGCCAATTTGAGTCCCGGCTGTTTGCCCTACACCAGCAAGTCCAGCCAAACGGTTGTAACCAGTGTTTGAACGTGCTACGTCAGCGTTGTAGCCGGTCAAAGCGCGGTTGTAGGCATTGCCAAACTCTTGCGAAGCCATGTCTTGGCCGTAACGAGTTGCCGCCTTTAACGCACTTCCAGAAAAAATTCTGCCTTCTCGCGCTGCTGTTCTGTCCAATAATTTCTGGCCTTCTGCCAGCCGAAACGCATAGCCTGGGTCAGCTTGGTAATCCCCCGCGCCAAACTTAAACGCTGCGGGTTGTGCAAACGCGCCGCTTTGCATCTGCGCTAGTGCGTTGTTGCCTGCTGCCAGCCTTGGTTGTTGTCTAGCAACGCCTTCCTCGTACATACGCTGTTGCAACGCCAAAGCACGATCATTAGCAGCAGCAGATGTGTTCGCGGCCTCTCTTGCCGCACCTGACGCGCCGCCACCAGTAGCTTCCTCAAGACCGCCACCAAGAGCAGCACCCGCAGCAGCGCCTGCTGGCCCACCAAAATAATATCCCGCCGCGCCACCTATTAATTGTGCCCAACCCATAATCTTTCTCCTTGTTACCCAACCACCCAGGCCGTGCCATTGTCAAACACCGGGCAAACCACCGCACCACCCCCAACAGGGGCAGCTAAAAATACAGGCGCTAAGGCATTAGTCACCCATGATCTGCGGCCTTGTGTACCGGCTGCTGGAAGGGTTGCTACTGTGTACGCTGCGCCTAATCCATTCCCCCCATTGGCTACAGGGAGGATACCAGATACATTGGTTGTAAGATTAACAAAAGTCGTAGCCGTTGTACCCGTACCGCCGTTAGCTATTGGCAAAGTTCCACTGACCTGAGTGGTCAGGCTCACCCCACTAAGCGTCCCGCCAAGCGTCAAATTACCTGCTGTGGTGACCGTGCCTGTCAGCGTAATGCCGTTGACCGTACCTGTACCGCCAACGCTAGTCACCGTGCCGACAAACGCATCGTTGCTGGTGATGGTGAAGTTGGGATATGTCCCGGTTACTACCGTCGTGCCTGCGCCTGTCAGCGTTACCGTCAAGTCAGGCAGGCTGTTTGTCACCGTGATGGTGCCTGCGCCGTTGGTCACGGTAATGCCCGTGCTGGCGGTCAACGTCCCTAATGCGTAGCCCGTGCCATTGCCAATCAGCAGCTTGCCGTTGGTAGGGATAGTGCCAAGACCCGTGCCGCCATTGATAACCGGCGTAATGGCAAGGCCAGCGCCTGTGATGGTGTAGACGTTGTTGAACCAGAGAAACCACTCCATAGACACAGCACCAGTCTGCGCGTTCAGCAAAGGAACGCGAGGTGCGGGAATCTGGGTGATGTTTGCCATGTCAAGACTTTGTTGGACTCAGCACCAACTCAGCGCCAGTAATGGCAATTTTTACCGGGTCAGTGCCGCTGACCTCATACACTCGGTCACGCAGCTTGAGCGTCATGCCCAGCCGACGCCAGAACGTGCGGTAGCCATACTCACCAATCTGCCCCATGCTGGCCCAATGCTCGTTTGACCAAGTATGGCCGCCGTCGTCGCTCCAGCGCAACATAACTTGCGGGTTAGCACCCTGCGTTGCCAGTGCTTGTTGTTCTGCAATTAGAAAATCATCGTTTTCGGTAATTAGAAAATCTTCATTTTCAGTCACAAGATATATTGTTTCTGGGTTAAGTAATCCATTTAACCCAACGCCAGTCTCAGCGTTAAGTTGCAGCGTATGGTGTGCCGTGCGCTTGAAGTTGTTTTCGCCGGGTGGCAGCGCTCTCCACGAACGCAACCACTTTTGAACCCCGCCGTTGTCAGCGTAAACGTCTAGGTCAAACCTGTAAAGGTTGCCGTTTTCAAAGTCGCCAACAACGATGTTGCCACCAAAGTTGCATTGGCAGTTGCTGCGGTGCCGCATAAACTGACCCGCATCAAATCCAGCACGTTCGTGCCAGGCTTGGGTAGACACATCATAAACCCAAGTGGCGTTGCCAGAC